ACTTCAAAACTCTAAGTTGTTGATTTCATTGAGAAATTTATTTTCGCCAAAAGGTGTACATCTCCGTAAAACAATGTATAATGGTACCATAAACTAACCAAACGGAGAAACACATGAAAGCAACAGTATACCATATGGAAGACCAAGTAGCGGTTCAAGTAGCCATCATTGATTGTGGCAAATTCCTCACCGTTGATGAGATGCTTGAGTATGCTTACCATCGCACTCAGAACATTCACGGTTCTTGGTCAAAAGGTGAGTTTTTCGCTGATGATCAAATCAATCAAGACTTTCACAAAGACATCGAAGTTGTTGCAGAATTAAAAGTTCATAACGATATCGAATACGGTCATCGTTCAAGCATGATGCGTGATCGCATTGAGATTGATGGAACAATGTATGAAGTTCAAATGTTCGGTTTTGAAGAATACGCTGCGATTGCAGCTTAAGGAGAAATATTATGATTCGATTACTTGTTGGCTTTATGATGATGTTTGGTGCTGTTGGCGGTATGGAGCATGGCGATACCACTCTTTTGCAAGGTACAATTGCTGCTGCTATTGGTGCTGCATGGGCTATTTGGCCTATTGCCGATGGTACGGTTCAACGTATTTCTGAGGAAGCTTGATGGTACAGCTAGAATGGATGGAAATAACGATACTGCTTTTGTTTTTTTTGGCCGGCATGATTTTCAACTATAAAGCCGGAAAAGATTATGGAGTACAATACGGAATCGACTCTACTCTAGAATATCTTGAAAAGCAAAAAATTATTACTATCGATGAAGATGGTGATTTCAAACCATATAATGAAGAAGGTGAACAATAATGAATAGAACATCAACAAATTACATTGCATCATACGACCCGCAAAGTGTTAACGACATGCAAATGCTTGCCGAAGCTCGTAAACTTGTTTCTGGTATGAATCGCCTTTTGAAAGCTGATGGGCATCAACAGCGATATCGCTTAGTGATTCGTGGTCGTAAGCCAGTACAAAAGTCTATCGTTACTCATCAGCGCGCTGGCATAACGACAATACGCGGTTATGATTGGGCCGGTAACATAATTGGCGGTTTAGCCAACGCATCAAAATACGACGCGTACGTATACCAACGCTAATGGATGAACCAACACCCTTCGACGACTTGCTGCAAAAAGCTAGAAAAAAAATAGCAAATGGAGCTGACCACGAGGCGGTGATGGATGAGTTTATGCGCGTAGGAGTTAATAGGATATTGCACCCGATTATAAAGGCAATAAAAGACAAACCTAAAACTGACCATAGCTCAGACGGATAGAGCAACAGCCTTCTAAGCTGTGGGTCGTAGGTTCGATTCCTACTGGTCAGGCCAATAAATAGATTTATATAAGCAAACAAAATATACCATATTGAAGAATGAACGACATTGAACAAGCAATTATTGATCTACATGCAATCGCACGTTTAGTAGAAACTCTGATTGGAGTTGGACAGTTGAGTGAAGATATTCGCCGCTGTGCTGATAGACTGCATACAGTTAAAGAACAAG